CTTAGATGACCTAATTACACTTTTATTTTTTTCTTTTTCTGCCCTTATAATTTCCTTTTGCTCTGTATCAGCAGGACCTCCTGGAATTGGAATCCATTGCTCTTCACCATTAACAATCACTGACTTATAACCATGCTTTTGTGCGGCAGCGGAAGAAGAGCCAGCGCCAGATAAAACTCTGGCAATCATCTTGTCTTTTTCTTTTTGAGAAATATTTAATTGATTTATCCTTTCAATCTTGGCATCAAATGCAAAATCTTTAGAGCTAGTAGAAGATGTTATCTGGTCAAATGCCTTCTCAGCCATATCAGTCTCACCGATAGAGTGTAGGGCATTACCAAGTTGTCTAAAGTCAGCATCTGTAGTAGGATTAGGGAATTGCTCTCTAACCTTCATAATGTTAGCTTGTCTCTGTTGAGCAGGAGTTTGAAAGCCCATACCTTGCATAGCAGCACCACCAAACATACCGCCCATCTCACCAGCAACCTCAACACCAACTCTACCTTTACCTAAAGAGCCATAACCCCCACCAACAGGTTTATCTGTTCCTTTTTGCATCTCTTCATAAATATTAAAACTAGCCATTAGAGTCTCCTATTTAAACTGTGCTGCGAACTTAGCGTAATCAATCTCAGGTTCTGGATTTAAGTAACTACCTACACCTTTAGCAAGACCACCCCATTTAGCAGAAGTAACATCAGATAAGCCCTGAGCAGCGCTAGATTGCATTTGAGCTGCTGATGAAGCAATAGGCGACATAGCTTGACCAATACCTTGACCAGTTGCAGCATATCCTGATGGTAATGAACCGAGTGTATGAGCCATAGAAACATCACCAAGTTGCCTCGCTCTTTGTAAATCAATTAGCTTTTGTGCTGTATCTAAACCAGACATTTGAGCAGCAGCGTCTTGTTGTGCTTGAGCTGTTCTTAATGCTTCCATTTGACCAGCACCACCAGTAGAACCAAACATACCTTGAGCCACTAATCTGCTTTCTAATGATTCTAATTGTTTCTCTTGTTCAGGTTTATATAAAGCCTTCTGTTGTTCATAGAACTTCTTACCAGCAGCATAAGGGTCAACACCCATAGCTTCTGCTTGTTTTCTATGGGCAGCAGCACTAGCTACAGATGCATCATACTCCGTCTTTAGTTCAGGTGAAAGTGTCTGTAAAGCCGTTCTTGTTACAGGGTCAAATGCCGCAGCACCAAATAGACCACCTGTACTCCAAGGTAATGCGCGTTCAAATGCTAAATCAGCAGCTTCTCTTTGAGCTTGAGCCGATTGCTGAGTGGCTTTCTCAGCACGATTACCAGCATAATAGCTAGTACCAAGACCTATTGCTGCCTTTCCTAAATCTCTTCCTGCAAATGTTGATATTGTATCCCAAAAACTCATAATCTTTCTCCTTTAAATTCATTCATTACCAGCTATCACCCCAGTCACTTTCAGCTGCCGCATCTCCAGCGTCATCAGCACTATAACTTTCACCACTAGAATCCATAGAGCCAGCACTAGATGAGTCACTAGATGAATCACTAGATGAATCATCACTACTAGGGCTATCATAACTAGCATAATCAGTTATTTCTGATAACGCCATACTATCTAAGTTACTACCTTCAAATAATGAAGCAAAGTCAGAAACAGAAGTTGGTTCTTTTGTAGGAATACTATCCCATCTATTCGGTAAACGATTTCTTGTCATATTTAAAAGTTCAGCAGGTGTTAAGTTTTTAGATTCAGGTAAACCTGCAAAACCCCCACCTATATCTAAATCAGGGTCATAGTTAAATGTTCTATTATCGCCAAACAAACCATCAAAAAACCCACCAAACATTCCAGCTGTTTTATCAGAAGCTATATCATAGCCTACCTGATTTACAACAGATTCATATTGTTCTGTACCTGGTGTTAATCCCAATTCTATTGCATAATCATGTCCTGGTCCTGTGTACTTATCTGTATAAAAAGAGGTGTAATCACTAGCCTTTAAGTCTTTATCTGATGTAAGTGGATTATAAAAACCCTCATTAGATTCAGTAAACGCAGAAGCTAATGGGTTATACCCCATATTATAATCAGCAGCAGCACCAAATAGACCACCAAAAGGCACAAAGTTAAGTAAACCTTGCATAGTCGAACGACCACCTGTTAAATAGTCTTGATAGTCTTGTGGTGTTGGAGTAAAGCCTGTGTCGCCATAAGAAAGTCCTTCATTAGAACCATCACCGTATGATGCTCCTGCGACTGGTTGTTGAGCTGTACCAAAATCAGAAGGCTGTGTATAGCCCCTACCACCATATCTCCCATAAGCATCAGGACTAAGCATACCTAAAGCAGATAAAGCCTCGTCAAGATATGTCTTTTCTTCACCAGCTGGGGTTTTGCCAGCTAATTGACTTTGACCGTATCCAAGATAATCTACAGCACCCATATTCTTATAATGTAGCCGAAGCTATCATCTCTCCAGTTACACTAAGGTTGCCCGAAGCGTCTAGTTTCATCTTATTAACACCTGATACAGCGAAGTATAATACTCCTCCTGTCTCCTTGACTGTCCATGTTCCTAAGTCAACTTCAGACATTTGAAAAGACTCTGAGGCATTACCATTAAGGTCTGCTTTAGAGTTAACCGCTGTCTGTACCGAAGTAAATTCAGTATTAAAATCATCACCAGAGATAATACCTGCTGCCGCATCTTTCCCCGACCATCCTACTTGTAAAGTGTAATTGCTCATATTATTTCCTATTAATTATCTTATCTTACCTTGTTTAGCCCATACTATCATATTCTGTAGTGAAGGTTTAAACCCACTAACAGTACCAGTCATACCCAGTCTTAACACTTTGGCTGATTTAGATAATGATAGTTTATATTCTTTTGGTTGTTCAGAAGCTGAGAACCTTGATGTACCCCATATAGCAGTAGAAGTTCCCCATCTAGCGATAGACGCGCCACTTCCTAAATCAAATGAAGCCGAATCAGCTAAGTTACTATAATCTCTATACCAATTCAAAGTAGCTTTCATACCAAAACCACCTGTAATTGTTAATAACATTCTTTTTAGAATCTTAGCGGCACTTGGATTACCAAAGTCTAACCAAGTTGTTTTAAAGCTAGATTGATAGGTGTTGTTTGAATCACTCCAACATTTGGAGTTAGTTGACTCCCAAGCATTACTAGCAGCCTCACATGCAGTTTGATTAGCATAGGTAGCTGTTACATCTGATTTTTCTACATCATAGTAACCATCATAATCAGCAACCCTACCTTCATAATCGTCAGCACCTAGACCTACATACATAATACCATCAGTAACAGATAGTAACGATTTAGGAGTCTTCTTAGATTCAAACTCCCAAGTTGTTATTCTAGGAGCATTACCTGCTTGACCTTTAAAGTCAAACACATAAGAGATGTTTCTATCAGGAAAAGAGATTAAGTAGTAACCACCACATAAGCAATACTGAGCCTTAACCTTATCCATATCAGCATTAACAATATGCTGTGTAATCTCATCCTTAACATTCAAAGATAAGTCAGTCAACGGCATCTTATCCTGTACCATTGTTCTTTGTAGTGAACGTACACCAGAGTTAGATAAGAAGATAATATCATCACCAAGGGCTTGTATGGAGTCTCTAGCTACACAACCTACACCTCTAACTACTTCATCTAAAGCAAAGGAAGAAGCAGAAGGGTCATCGGGGTTATTATAAATAGCAATGTTACGTTTACCAAAGATAACAAGCTTACCCATAAAATTAGCAAGAGCTACAACTTGGTCTCCAGCCCATACAGTCTTCATATCTACATAACCAGCAGCACCAGTTTGGAACTTATGACCAATCAGAGTATCAGAATAATAAACAACATCGTTAGCTTCAGATACACCAGCAGCCCATAATCTACCAAAACCACCTAAACAACAGCTAGGATTGAATGTAGTAACACCAGAAGGAGCTGAGAAGCCAGAGGCATCTTCTAAATCCATCCAGTTAGTACCATCAAAGTAAATAGGTTTATGACTGGCTTGTACTCCATAGAACTTATCATTGAAGTTACAGAACTCCCAGTTACCATCAGTTAATGTCTGAGGTGTTCCTGTGAAGGTTTGGGCATCTAAAGTGTATGGTGTATTACCTGTATTTAGTTTATATATCGTATCGTTAGAACCAGCAAAGATAGTTGAACTACCAGTAGAGTTTCTAAATTCACCCAGTGACTTAACGATATAACTATTAGATGAAGAAGTGCCAATCAAGTCAGAGACTTGTCTAATACCCTTTCTTGTTGTTACATTACCTTTCTCATCTAGCATTACATTCTCAGCTTCAGTCAGCCATTGTGGCTCTAAGCTAGACGGAGACGATTGTTTATTTAAACCGTATATTCCGATTGAATCTAATACTAAAGGTTGGATAGAGGCTGCCATTAGTTTATATACCAGTCTGATTCAAATTGAGTATTACCGCTGTCAAGCATAATAGCTTGATTCATAGACTCATTGTATTCTTTTCCAATAACGCCTGTTTGTGTGCCACCATCTTCACCTCTTTCAGCAACAGCCCTCATCCAAGCACCTAATACAACAGGTTTAGTTGGAATTTTAAGTACAGTTGTAGCAGAAGTTAAATCATCTTGATACTTAACAATGTCAAAAGAGATGGTCTGTACAGCGTTAGGTTTAGGTTCTAAATCAACCTTTAGATTGTTAGAAGAGTCAGCACCATTAAAAGCATAATAAACAGGGTCTCCCGAGTTATCACTTGGATAACGTATAGAGTTCATATATTGACGACTTACTTGACTAAGGTGTGTGCCTTGTGTTTGATTAATAACATCAAGTATCTTTAGCTCTTGACCTGAGGATAGGTTATAGTTTCTAGTACCTGATACAGTAGTAACATCCACAGTCTCACGTAAGACCATCCAGTCGTGATAAGACTCCACATTACGCTTAGTATCATTAACTAAAGCTCCAATTACCTTTTGATAATCAGTTACACCAGTAGCATCATTTAAAGCACCAGTCCAGTCAGTATCAATGGTATCTTCTCTAAGTCTGATTAGAACTTCATTGATTAGTGTACGATAAGTAGCCATAGTTTCTCCGTAAATAAGTCACTGTGTTGTCTCTTAGGAGGCACTTTAGTGACATTATAGTACAATTATTGTAGTTAAATCAACTACTTAGAAGTCTTTTTAGTTACTGGCTTCTTAGCTGCTGGTTTCTTAGTTACCTTCTTAGGCTTCTCTTGGGGTATGTTATATCTTAACATTGTCTTCTCCTATCACTTCGTTTAAGTCGAGCCGCCGCTCTCCTTTTATTTAATTTCACATACACAAACACAAGGTTGCTTTGGTATGTCTTGAGCAGGAAACATCATCTGACTTCCTGCGGTCATCATTTGTTGTGGCATATTAAAGAAAGCATAAGTACCTAACGACACAACCATA